TGCTCAACTAAGTGACATTGTGATAGGCTTAGAGCGTAACCAACAGGATGCAGAAACATCCAACCAAACTACCGTTCGTGTTTTAAAGAATAGGTGGTCAGGGGACACAGGTGTTGCAGGACACCTTATGTATTCTAAAGACACCGGAAGGATGTCTGAAGATATTGCTCCAGAATTTTAATCACTCCAGCGAGAGGATAGTATGTATATATTTGATATAGAAGCAGACGGCCTATTAGAAGATGTAACCAAAGTACACTGTATTGTTATACGTGATTTAGGATCATCTTTTACCTATAAGTTTGGCCCTACTGAAATCAGGGACGCGATAGACCTTTTGGTTGATGCTAAAGCCCTTGGTGGCCACAACATTATGGCGTATGACTTACCCGTACTAAAGAAGCTCTACGGCTTTGAATACTATGGACAAGTCTTCGACACGCTCGTTGCCTCAAGACTTATCTGGCCTAACCTCAAAGAGAAGGACTTATTAAAGCGTACAGTTGACAACAAGCTAATAGGTTCACACTCATTGAAGGCATGGGGTCAACGCTTAAACTTCAACAAGGGTGCTTATGGTGAACAAGAGGATGCTTGGGATACCTACACACCTGCTATGTTGGATTACTGTGAACAGGATGTCTTACTCAATGTAAAACTGTATGAACGCATAAAGGAGAAGAACTACCCGGAAGAACCAATGCAGCTTGAACATACAATGAATGACTTGTTACTCAAGCAGCAAGAGAATGGCTTTCCCTTTGATGTAGAGAAAGCACAAAAGCTCTACACTCAACTCTCAGCTCGCAAGCAGGAGATAGAGAAAGAGTTAGTAGATACAATCGAACCCACTATAGTCGAGTTGAAAACGAAAACGAAAGTTATTCCATTCAACCCTGCGTCTCGTCAACAGATTGCAGACAGACTAATAAAGAGAGGCTGGGAGCCTCAAGAGTTCACCCCCAGTGACCAACCGAAAATTGACGAAAAAATTTTAGCAGGAATTGAATTACCCGAAGCTAAACTTTTGACTGAATTTTTAATGTTAAACAAACGACTAGGACAATTAGGCAATGGCAAACAAGCGTGGCTCAAACTGGAAAAGGCTGGAAAGATACACGGGCGTGTTAATCATATGGGAGCTGTTACTTCTCGTTGCACTCATAGCGATCCTAACGTGGCTCAAGTTCCATCCCTCGGGGCAGCTTTTGGAAAAGAATGTAGAGAACTCTTCTACGCTCCTAGAGGCTACTCCCTACTCGGAGCAGATGCCAGCGGCTTAGAGCTGCGGTGTCTCGCTCACTACATGAACAGATACGATGGAGGTAAGTATGGCAAAGAGATTCTTGAGGGTGACATCCACACTGCGAACCAAGAAGCAGCAGGATTAGCAACACGCTCTCAAGCTAAGACGTTTATCTACGGCTTCTTATATGGCGCAGGTAACGAGAAGATAGGACAGATCATAGACAAGGGTGCAAAGGAAGGAGGGCAGATTAAGAAACGCTTTCTGGCCAAGACTCCTGCACTCAAGAAACTAACCGAAGCTCTTAACACTAGACTGGAACAGCAGCAGGGGGAGAAGTTTATCAATGGTTTGGATGGCAGACGCATCCCTATCCGTCACCCTCATGCTGCCTTGAACACTCTTTTGCAATCCGCAGGGGCGATCATCTGTAAGCGGTGGTACGCAACAGTAGAAAGTATGATAAGAGATAAAGGCTACACTAATGAAGAAGTTACAGTGGTGGCGTTTGTTCACGATGAAGTTCAAATCTTAGTTAAAGAAGGACTAGAGGATCAAATAGGTGAAATCACAAAAGAAGCAATCAAACAAACAGAAGCGCACTACAACTTCAAATGCCCTCTCGACTCAGAGTTCGGCATCGGGAGAAGTTGGGCGGACACTCACTGATGTTAATCGTATTGGAGACTTGGCAGAACTATACACGCTCACGTGGTTGTGGGACGAAGGGTATGAAGTATTCCATAATGCTGGATGTACTGGCCCGGTGGACATTGTGGCTCTTAAAGATGGTGAGGTTCACCTCTTTGATGTTAAGCACAACAACTCCAACAGAGCGAACAACGCTAGGGCGCGTACCCCTCTCCAAAAGAAACTAGGAGTGAAGTACATTATGTTCAACCCAAAGACCCGTAAGTTACGCATTGTTAAACACAGGAGTTAATATGAACCCACTTGTAGAGATGGCTTTTGTTTTTGTCAGCGTAGCTCTAGGCATTAAGTGGATCTCTCAAACACTAATTGAGTACGCGTTAGCGAAGAGAGGTATACGCATTATGCGTATGTTAGAGGAGGAGGAAGAGGACGATGAAGAATACTAGAACACTATTAGTTGATGGAGACATTGTAGCCTACAAGGCAGCAGTGGTTGCCGAGACACCTATTGATTGGGGCAACGGGGTATGGACACTCCATGCTCACGAGAAGGATGTCATAGGTTCCATGGAAGAATTTATGAGTAAGATTATTGCTGAGTCAGGGTGTGATGAAGTTATCACCTGTCTCTCCGGAGATAAACTATATCGTAAAGATGTGGCTCCTTACTATAAAGCAAACCGTAAGGGTACTCGTAAACCCATGCTTCTTAACTTTGCTAAAGATTATCTAATGGATAACTACAACGGCAAGGTGGAGGACAAGCTGGAGGCTGATGATCTCTTAGGGCTCTTCGGGAGCGCCAGCAAGAACACTGTTATCTGGTCGGCTGATAAAGACCTACTCACTATTCCCGGTTATCACTTGATTGATGGTAAGGTTGTAGAGGTAGACGATGAGGAAGCTGACTATATGTTCCTGTACCAAAGTCTCGTAGGGGACTCTACAGATAACTACAAAGGCTGCCCCACTGTTGGTGACAAGAAAGCCAACGCCCTGCTAGAGAAACATGGAGCAACATGGGACACGGTACTCATGGCTTATGAGAAGCAAGGGCTAGGAGAAGAAGTAGCAATAGAACAAGCAAGACTAGCTCGCATCCTGCGGGACGGTGAATATAACTTTAAAACGAAGGAGGTCACTCTGTGGCAAAATCAATAAACGAAGCAACACCAAGTGAGTGGGATGCTGTACGAACAAAGAACACTATCGAGCCTGTAGACGCATGGGACTTGAACAAACACGTAGACCCTATCAACCACCCAGCACACTACAACAACGGTGAGATTGAAACCATTGACTACATTGTTGACGTACTAGGTAAGCACGAAGCGATGGCTTACTGTCAGGGCAACATCATTAAGTATACTGGCAGCCGCTTATGGGCAAAGGGTAAGCCCATTCAGGATGCAAAGAAAGCTGTGTGGTATTTAAATAAAATGATTGAACTAATGGAAGAAACTAAAGGGGAGACTTGGTAATGAAAGATGTAATAGGTGGGGCATCCTACGAACAACTAACAGGAATGTTTGAAGGCTTTGATTGGTATCAGAGCAAGTGTGCGGCTACAGTAATCTTCGATCAGGAGGTAGCCCTTGAGTATTTAACAATGGGATTGTGTAGTGAGGCAGGCGAGGTAGCAGGGAAGGTTAAGAAGAAGATACGTGATGGCGAACCGTATGACTTTAAAGATCAAGTAGCTTCTGAACTTGGAGATGTCTTCTGGTATCTTGCGATCCTTACAGACCACTTAGGGTTAAACTTGAGTGACATCGCCTTCAACAACTTGAACAAACTTTATAAAAGAAAAATTAACGACACACTAAAAGGTTCTGGAGACAACCGCTGATGGACTCATACCAACAATACATTCACAAGTCCCGCTACGCTCGCTGGCGTGAAGAAGACAATCGCCGGGAGACATGGGAAGAAACAGTCCAACGCTATGTAGACTTCTGGTTAGATAGGAAGCAGATTAACAAAGAAACAGCTAAGGTTCTTTATGATGCTATCTACAACCTAGAAGTCATGCCCTCCATGCGCTGCTTAATGTCAGCAGGCAAGGCGCTTGAGCGTGATAACATGGCAGGGTTCAACTGCTCTTACGTTGCTGTAGACCATGTACGAGCTTTTGATGAAATTTTATATGTACTAATGTGTGGCACTGGTGTGGGCTTCTCCGTAGAACGCCAGTCCGTAAATAAACTCCCAGAGGTAGCAGAGAAGTTCCATGAAACAGATACTACAATCGTTGTTAAAGACAGTAAAATTGGTTGGGCTAAAGCTTTCCGTGAGCTGGTTAGTCTTTTATATTCAGGTCAAGTGCCTAATTGGGACGTGTCGAAAATTCGTGCGAAGGGTGAGAGACTACGAACATTTGGAGGACGCAGTTCAGGCCCTGCTCCACTTGTTTCTCTTTTTGATTTTACTGTGTCTACTTTCACAGGTGCTGCTGGCCGCAAACTTACTTCCTTAGAGGTACATGACATTGTTTGTAAGATCGCTGAAATTGTTGTTGTCGGGGGTGTTAGGCGCTCTGCTCTTATTTCTCTTTCTAACCTCAGTGATGATAAAATGCGCCATGCAAAGTCTGGAAGCTGGTGGAAAAGTGAAGGCCAACGTAGGCTCGCAAATAACAGCGCGGTGTATAATGACCGCCCGGACTTTGAAACATTCTTGGAAGAGTGGACTGCACTATATAAATCAAGAGCTGGCGAGCGCGGTATCTTCTCTCGTAAGGCGGCTAAGAAGCAAGCAGCAAAGAACGGACGAAGAGACATAGAGCATGACTTCGGGACAAACCCTTGCAGCGAGATCATCTTACGCTCAGCTCAGGTGTGTAACTTGAGTGAGATTGTAGTACGCAGCTCTG